GGACAACGGCACCCAGCGGACCTTCACCGAAGCCCTGGTGAAGTCGGCCATGTCGACCACTTTCACCAACGGCGGGACGCCGAGCCTCGCCTACATGGGGCCGGCGCACAAGCAGCAGTTCTCGGCCTTCACCGGCATCGCCGACATCCGTTCGGACGCCGGCAACAAGGGGATGGCCCGCATCGTCGCGGCCGCCGACGTCTACACCTCGGACTTCGGCGACCTGATGCTGATCCCGCACCCCTATGGCCTGACCCGGGACTGCCTGATCATCGACCCCGAGTACTGGTCGGTGGCCACCCTGGACGGCGTCAAGACCACGCCGCTGGCCAAGACCGGCGACAGCGACCGCTTCCTGATGACCATGGAAGCGACCCTGGTCTGCCGCAACGAGAAGAGCTCCACGGTCGTCGCCGACCTGGTCTGAGCCTGACCTGACCGCCTGAACGCCTGGCGTTCAGCCGGCTGACCCTGGGGAGGGTCCAACGCGTCCGTGGGACGCGCGTCTTGCCACCATCACCGACACCCAAGGAGGCCATCGATGGCCGATCCCAAGCCGCCCGCAGCCCCGACCAAGGGCGCGGAGCTCTCCGACATCGCCACCTCGGCCGCTTCCCTCGAGGCGGCCGCCGCCCAGGTCAGCGCCCAGCTGGCCGGCTCCCCGGGCGCCGCCGGCGGCGACGAGGAGGGCCGTGAACGGGCGCGCCGCCAGGCCGATCCGGAGGGCTACCAGCGCCGGGAGGCCGAGAAGCGCGACATCGTGCAGTGCCGGGTGCTGAAGCGCGGCGACGGCAGGATCTCCCGCGGCCGCCACTACGACGGCATCGGCGAGGACCACTACGAGCTGGGCGAGACCTTCCCGGCCGAGCGGGTCAACGCGGTGCAGCTCGAGGACAAGGGCTACGTCGAGATCATGGGCGAGGCCCGGACCTAACGGCCATGTCCCAGACCGCGCCGCTGATCACCACCGAGGCGGGCATCACCCACTCGATGACCTTCGACGAGGGCCGGATCGTGTTCTCGGCCTCGCAGGACACCGACGCGGTGATCGAGGCCAACAAGGCGATGCTCACCCACAACGACGGCTATTCCCCGTCGCGCGAGCTGCGCCGGGTGGCATCGATCCCCCTGGTGATCCTCTACAAGTGGATGCACGAGGAGGGCTGGGACCCGTTCGACCGCCGCCACGCCGACCGGCTGGCGCGCAAGCTGAACGATCCGGACTGGGCCCACCTGCGCACCGCGCCCGGGCGGGTGGCGCCGCTGCCTGGCGGGGGCCTGCGCTAGGTGGGCCTCGCCAATTACGCCGACCTGACCACCGAGTTCGGGGTCTGGATCGAGAACCGGCCCACCCTGAGCGCTCGCCTGCCGGCCTTCGTGGCCATGTGCGAGGCCAAGATGAACCGGCTGCTGCGGGTCCGGCAGATGATCGCCCGCGCGAGCATCAGCGCCTCCTCGGAGCTGCTGGCGGTCCCCGCCGACTTCCTGGCCCTGAAATCCATGCGGCTCACGGCCGGCGACGGCTGGGAGCTCGAGGTGATCACCCCGGAGGATCAGCGCGACCGGATGGGCCAGTCGAGCGATCCCGGCGAGCCCCAGGCCGTGGCGGTCGAGGGCGGCGCCTTCGCCTTCTGGCCGCCGCCGAGCTCGGCCACGGCCGCCGAGGCGGTCTACTACCAGCAGATCCCCGGCCTGGTCGCCAACGGGACCAACTGGCTGATGACCAGCCACCCCGACGCCTACCTCTACGGCGTCGTCGCCGAGGGCTGGAACTACGTGGGGGACAACGAAGAGGCCACCAAGTTCGCCACCCTGTTCCAGGGCGCGCTGGCCGACATCTCCGCCGCATCGATCCGCGAGAGCTGGTCCGACCGGCTTACCCCGCAACCGCGCGCCACCGTCGTCTGAGGACCCCATGCAGCTGAAGCGCCTCGCCGCGGCCGTCCTGGCCGCGTGGACCCTGCTCGCGCCGTCGCTGGCGCCTGCCAACACCACCACCACCAACCTCGGCCTGAACAAGCCCGACGTGGGGGCGGACGCGGACGCCTGGGGCGGCTACCTGAACACCAACGCGGACACGCTCGAGGCGCTGTTCGGCGCCGGCCCGGTGCTGCTGGTCAGCAAGGGGGGCACCGGCGCGGCGAGCGCCGCCAGCGCGGCCCACAACCTCGGGCTCGGGACCGCGGACAGCCCCACCTTCACCGGCCTCACCACGAGCGCCGGTGCGACGCTGGGCAGCGCCAACACCAACACCCACACCCTGACCGGCCACGTGGCCACCTCGGGGACCACGCCGACCTTGGGAACCTGCGGCACCGGCGCGACCATCCCGGCGCCCAGCTTCTCGGCCAACGACAACCGCGGCTACGTCGCCAGCGGCACCGGGGTCAGCGCCTGCACCATCAATTTCAGCCGCGCCTGGGCCTCGACCCCCGTCTGTGTGGTGTCGATCGGCAACAGCTCGAGCCTGGTGATCTCCCTGGCGAGCGTCAGCACCACCAGCCTGCAGGTGGTGTTCTCCTCCACGTTCAACGGAACGTGGGGCTACATCTGCGAGGGCTGAGGCGCTGCCGCAGTACCTGCCGGTCGCCCCGCCGCCGGGCATCTTCCGGCGGGGCACGCGCTACCAGGCCAAGGGCCGATGGTTCGACGGCGACCTGGTGCGCTCATACGGGCGCATGGTCGGGCCGATCGGCGGCTGGCTGAAGCGCTCCGCCAACGCCGTCACCGGCAAGGCCAGGGCGATCCTGACCTGGGAGACCGACGCGGCCTCGCCGGTGCGCTGGATCATGGCCGGCACCGAGCAGGGGCTGTTCGTGCAGTCCGCCGCCGGCGTCGTGAGCAACATCACCCCCTCGGCCTTCGTCAGCGGCCACGCGGACGCCACCGAGAACCTCGGCTACGGCGGCGGGGGCTTCGGCTCGGGCGGCTTCGGCACGCCCCGATCGGACGAGACCGCGACGCCGGTCTGGGCCACGGCCTGGGACCTGGACAGCTACGGCCAGACGCCGATCGGCTGCGCGCCGATCGATGGCAGGATCGTCTCCTGGGACCTGAACACCAGCCACCTGGCCGCGGCGCTCTCTGGAGCTCCCACGGGCTGCACTGGCGTGGTGATCACTCCCGAAGGGTTCGTGATGGCCCTGGCGCCCGGGGGCCTGCCGCGGCGGGTGCAGTGGTCCGACCAGGGCTCGCTGACCACCTGGACGCCGGGATCCACCAACCAGGCCGGCGACGTCGACCTGGTCACCCGCGGCCAGCTGGTCAAGGGCGTACGCCTGGCCGGCTCGACCCTCCTCCTCACGGACGTCGACGCCCACGTGGCGACCTATGACGGCCTGCCGGCGGTCTACAATTTCCAGCGCCTGGGCTCGGCCGGCTGCGGGGCGATCTCCAAGGGCTGCGTGGTCGGCATGGGCGCGCTGGCGGCCTGGTGGTCCAAGTCCGGCTTCTGGGCCTACGACGGCTCGCTGCAGCCGCTGGAGTGCGAGGTCTGGGAGTTCCTGCTCGGGGACCTGAACTGGGCCCAGGCCAGCAAGATCTCCGGCTGGCACAACGCCCGCTACGGCGAGGCCTGGTGGTTCTATCCCTCCAACGCCGGCATCGAGAACGACAGCTACGTCATGTGGGCCTACCGGGCCAGCCAGGAGCTCGGCGCGCCGATCTGGTACACCGGCAGCCTGCAGCGCCTGTGCGGCGCCCAGGGCGACGTGTTCACCTATCCGCTGGCGATCGACGCCTCGGGCTACATCTACGAGCACGAGACCGGCTTCCAGCGCGACGGCCGCACGCCCTACATCGAGACCGGCGCGATCGAGCTCGGCGCCGGTGACCGGGTGATGCGGATCTCCGGCCTGGTCGCCGACGACGGCAACCTGGTCGGGGACGTCACGGCCCAGATCCGCGAGCAGGGCTTCCCCGACGACAACGTGACGGTGCTGGACGCCCTGACCATTGCTGCGCCCGGCTTCGTGGAGACCCGGGCGGCGAGCCGGCAGGTCTCGCTGCGCTTCAGCCAGGCCATGGCGGACGACTGGCGGATCGGCGCGACGCGCCTGCAGGTGCAGGCCGGGGGCCGCCGGTGAGGCTGAATGCGCCACCGGGCTACGACCGGGCCGTCTGGCAGCAGCTGCTGAACGCGCTGACCGAGAAGCTGGGCAAGGCCTACATCGAGGGCCAGGACATCGAGCTGCAGCCCGGCCAGCGGCTGATCCTGCGCTCGGCCAATGGGACGCGCTTCAGCGTGACCGTCGGCAACACCGGCACCCTGATCACCACCTCGCTCTAGGACGCCCGATGCCCCAGATCCCCGTGGACGAGGCGGCCTGGTCCGCCAATCCGCGCCTGCGCTTCCTGAAGAACGACGGCCGCTACGAGTTCCTGATCGCCGGCCACCCGCAGGCGATCCACGCCTACGTGGTCGACGGCCAGCTGGACCTGGTCCCCGAGCGCTCGCACGCGCACCGGCTGCTGGCGGAGCGGCTCGGCCGGTGAAGTCGGAAGTGCGGGAGGCCAAGGTGCGCTCGCTGCTGGCGGCCGCGCTCGAGCACGCCCACGGCACCCACACCGTCGAGGACGTGCTCGAGGGGGTGACCAAGGGCGAGCTGCAGATCTGGATCGGCGAGCGCTCGCTGGCTGTGACCGAGATCCTGCGCTTCCCGAGGATGCGGGCGCTGAACGTGTTCCTGGGGGCCGGCGAGATCGCCGAGCTGCGCGCCTGCCTGCCGGGCCTGCGGGCCTGGGCCAGGGGCGCGGGCTGCAGCCGCCTGATGTGGTCCGGACGGCTCGACCTGGTCGACGGCCGCCGCTCGGGCTGGGAGGGCCTCATGCCCGAATTCACGCCGTCGCACGTCACCCTTTTCGAGGAGCTCGGAGCATGAGCATCGGCGGCGGCGGCTCCTCGGGGAGCTCGACCACGCAGCTGGACCCCCAGCTGAAGCAGGACTGGCAGAACCTGGACAACCAGGCCATCGCCACCTCGCAGGGCCAGACCCCGACCCAGACGGTCGCCGGCTTCACCCCCACCGGGATCCTGGGCCAGAACCTTACCCTGCAGGCCGCCGGCGCGGGCCAGGACCAGCTCGGCCAGGCCACCGGCGACGCCGAGGCGATCGCCGGCTGGCGGCCGACCGCGGTCAGCGGCGACACCAGCCAGTCGAGCCCGGATTCGGGGATCGTCAGCTTCCGCGACGTCGGCCCCTCGGGCCTGACGCCCGGCGCGATCGCCGGCTTCCAGAACCCCTACACCTCGAGCGTGGTCAACACGACGCTCGACCAGCTCGACCAGCAGCGCCGGCGCGACCTCAACCAGAACGGCTCGACAGCCACCCTGCAGGGCGGGGAGGGGGCGTTCGGCGGCTCCCGCGCCGGGGTTTCCGACGCACTGACCAACGAGTCCTACGGCCGGCTGGCGGCCCAGACCGCTGCCCAGCTGAACGACCAGGGCTTCCAGGAGGCGGGGAACCTGGCGTCGACCGCCGCCGGCCAGAACCTGAGCGCCGGCCAGTCCAACCAGGCGGCCGACCTGACCAAGGGCCAGACCGTCTACGGCGGCACGCTGGCCACCGGCCAGGGCAACCAGGCGGCCATCAACCAGCTCGGCGAATTCAACGCCGGCCAGAACCTGGACGCCGCCCAGCTGGGCCTCGGCGCCGCCGGCCTGCTCGGCACGCTCGGCGGCCAGGCCCAGACCCAGGCGCTCACCGGCGCGGGGGCGGTCACCGGCGTCGGCAGCCAGCAGCAGGCCCA